AGGACAACCCGCCCCAGTGCGAGTACATAATCATGTCCCTCGACGCCGCTGCTGAAAAAAACAACCGTGCTGACTACACCGCGCTCACAACGTGGGGGGTGTTCTACATGGACAGCCCGGAGACGGGCCGGAGCGAAGCGAATATCATCCTGCTCAACTCCATCAAAGAGCGTCTCGAGTTTCCCGAGTTAAAACGGCTTGCGTACGACGAGTACAGTGACTGGCAGCCAGATTGGTTCGTGGTGGAAAAGAAATCAGCCGGTACGGCGCTGTATCAAGAGATGCGCAGAGCAGGAATCCCCGTGCAAGAGATCACACCGACTCGAGCTTCCGGCGATAAAGTAGCGCGCCTAAACGCAGTTTCTGATATTTTTGCATCTGGCATGGTTTGGTACCCAGCAGGACGGCGCTGGTCAGAAGAAGTTGTAGACGAGGTCTGTGGGTTCCCAGCCATGCCGCATGACGACTTGGTGGACTCGACGATCTACGCGCTTATGCGCTTTCGAGATGGTGGCTTCATTCGCCTCCCCACTGACTCGTGGGAGGATGAGCATGATTATCAGCCGGTACGCGCCGCATATTATTAAGCGCGACAAAGGACAACAGAATGGCAGTTGAAAAAGCGATGTATGGCGCCCCGATGGGTCTCGATGAAGAAATGGCTGATGTAGAACCTGTAGAGGTTGAGATCGCCATCGAAGATCCAGAAAGCGTTGAGTTCGGAGTGGATGGAGAAACACTATTCCGCATCGAGGCCGGTGATGAAGGTGATGAGATCGCGCACGACGCAAACCTTGCTGAACACATCGACGAGCAGCAACTAAACATCATCGCAGACGAACTGCTTGAGTCATACGCCACTGACATCGAATCCAGAGCGGAGTGGGAAGAAACCTACTACGACGGTCTTGAGCTACTGGGCCTCAAAATTGAGGACCGGTCGGAGCCTTGGGAAGGCGCGTTCGGCGTTTATCACCCCCTCCTCGCGGAAGCTGTAGTGAAGTTCCAGTCGGAGACGATTGTTGAAACTTTCCCTGCACAAGGGCCAGTGAAGACAAAAATTCTTGGTGCCGTAAACCGTGAGAAAGAGGAGTCTGCCATACGTGTTCGTGAAGATATGAACTATATGCTGACAGACGGAATGCCCGACTATAGGTCAGAACATGAACGCACTCTGTGGAACCTGCCGATTGCCGGTTCTGCCTTCAAGAAGAACTTCTATGACGCGGCGCTCGAACGCCCAGTAGCTCAATTCGTTCCGGCTGAAGACTTCATCGTCAGCTATGGCGCTACAAGTCTGGAGTCTGCACAGCGGTATACACACCGCATGAAGCGTACCAAGAACGAGCTGCGCAAGATGCAGGTCAGCGGCTTCTACCGTGATATTGACCTTGGCGATCCGGTAGCAGATGAAGACGACATCCAGCGTCGCAAGAATGAAATTGGAGGCTACGATGCAGCACGAGACGACCGTTACACCGTCCTTGAAGTCCATTGTGAACTCGACCTTGATGGGTTTGAAGACTTGGATAAGGAAGGCGAGCCGACTGGTATCGAAGTTCCGTACATTGTTTCGATTCTGAAAGACTCCGGTGAAATCCTTTCTATCTACCGTAACTGGGAAGAAGGCGACGACAAGAAGCGTAAGCTGATTCACTTCTCCAACTACACCTACATTCCGGGCTTTGGCTTCTACGGCCTTGGTCTGATCCACCTCGTTGGTGGCTTCGCGAAGGGCGCAACAAGCATTATGAGACAGCTTGTTGATGCAGGCACATTGTCTAATCTGCCGGGTGGGTTCCGTACTCGTGGCTTGCGTATTCGTGGTGGCGACACTCCGATCGCTCCGGGTGAGTTCCGTGACGTTGATGTACCGAGTGGCACAATCCGCGACAACATCATGCCGCTGCCGTACAAGGAGCCGTCTGCGGTGTTAGCAGGCTTGCTCGATAAGATCGTCGGTGAAGCTCGTCGGTTCGTGTCTATGGCTGACCTTCAGGTTGGCGACATGCAGCCTAACGCGCCGGTTGGGTCCACACTGGCTATCCTCGAGCGTCAGCTAAAAACCATGACTGCGGTGCAGGCTCGCGTGCACGCAGCGATGAAGAACGAGTTCAAGATCCTCAAGCGCATCATGGCGCAGATGGCTCCGGTGGACTACGAGTATGACGCAGTGGGTGACGAGGGGCTGATGGCTCGCGCGCGTGACTACTCTGTTGTCGAGATTATTCCTGTAAGTGATCCCAACGCCTCAACAATGTCGCAGCGCATTGCGCAGTATCAAGCGGCGTTCCAGTTGGCTCAGGGTGCTCCGCAGCTGTATGACCAGAAGTTGTTGCACCGTCGCATGGTCGAGACGTTGGGTCTGAAAGACGCTGACAAGCTCGTGCCAGATGATGACGACATGAAGCCGACCGACCCGATGACCGAGAACATGAATCTGCTCAAGGGCAAGCCGGTCAAGGCGTTCGCGTATCAGGACCACGAGGCGCACATCGCCTCGCACATGGCCTTCGCTCAAGATCCAGAGATTATGAAGATGGTCGAGCAGCAGGGCCCGGCTGGTCAGGCAAAACTCGCCGCTGGTATGGAGCACATCAACGAGCACATGGCGTATGCCTACCGTGCCAAGGTTGAGATGGAGCTGGGCGTACCGCTGCCAGCCCCGGACGAAGAAGGCGAACAGAATCTCACCGAAGAGCAAGAACTTGCCATTTCACGTTTGGTTGCTCCGGCAGCTGCGCGTGTCACGGGCAAAGCACAGCAGAAGGCACAGGCCGAGCAGGCACAGCAGCAGGCTCAGGACCCTGTGATCCAGATGCAGCAGAAAGAACTTCAGCTCCAAGAAGCGGAGCTGCAACGCAAGGTCCAGAAGGACCAGATGGACTACGACATCAAGCTCAAAAACTTGGAGTTGGAAGGCTACCGTGTCAGCTCGCAAGAAAAGCAAGCTGGCGCAGCAATGGGAGCGAAGATCGCTTCCGACGACAAAAAGGTCGAAGCCGACCTCAAAAAGGCTGGCCTCAAGGCAGGGGTAGACCTGTCAAAACGCTAAGGAGCGCAAATGATCCGCACATTCGGAGAGCACCTCCGCAAAGAAATTCGTAAGGATATGGACGATATGGTCGATGGCTTAGCCACCGGCAGCGCCCGTACCTACGAAGAATACGCCCACATGACGGGCGTCATTAAAGGCTTGGCGCAAGCTGAGCGTTTGTTACTCGACCTCATGGAGGCCGCAGAAAAGTCTAACGACTAAGGAGTGTTTATGACTTCAGCCGAAACGGCTGCACCACAGCTCACTGAGCAGCAAATCCCGAAACCCGCAGGGTACCGGTTGTTGGTAGCGATACCAGAAGTAAAGGAAACGTACGGCGATTCAGGCATCGTGAAGGCCGCCAACGAAATCAAGAGCGAAGAGATTTCGACGATGGTAGTGCGCGTGCTCGACATGGGCCCTGACGCGTACAAGGACGAGAAGAGGTTCCCGAACGGACCTTATTGTCAGATCGGTGACTACGTTCTTATTCGTGCCTATTCCGGCACGCGCTTCAAGATTCACGGTAAAGAACTGTTCCGCGTCATCAACGATGATTCGGTTGAGGCCGTGGTTGAAGATCCAACGGGATATTCCCGCATTTAGGAGTAATTTATGCCACAGGCAGCACCAAAGGACGATTTTGAGGATACCGAATTTGTAGTCGGTTCCGACCCATCTGGCGTACCTCCGGGTATGAAAAACAAGCAGATGGAAGAAGAAGTTGATATTGAGCTTGAAGACGAGCCCAAGGAAAAGGCTAAGAAGGTCGAACCTGAAGACGACTTTGAGCTTGAGATTGTTGACGATACGCCGCCGCAAGACCGCAACCGCAAGCCGCTTCCAGATGAAGTTAAGGCTGAGCTGGAGCAGGACGAGACTGAAGAATACTCAGCCAAAGTTAAGCAGCGCATCGACCAGCTGAAGAAGGCGTGGCATGACGAGCGCCGGGCGAAAGAAGAAGCGGCTCGTGAGCGTGAGGCTGCCGCAACTTACGCCCAACAGCTACAAGCCGAGCGTGATCGCCTCCGTGGTGAATTAAGCCAAGGCGAGAACTGGGCGTTGGAGCAGGCGAAAGAACGCGCCAAGTTGCAGCTTGAAGCGGCTAAGCGTGCGTATCGTGATGCGTACGAGCAGGGTGATTCTGATCTGATTACGGATGCGCAACAGAACTTAGCCCGTGCTACGTATCAAGCCGATCAGATTGAATCTATGGCTCCCCGCTACGCCGCACAACAAAACAGTGCTTTACAGCAACAACCTGCACAGGTATATAATCAACCCCAACAACCGCGTGTTCGCGCACCTGAGCCAGATTCCAAGTCAAAGGAATGGGGCGATCGCAACAAGTGGTTTGGGAATGACGATGAGATGACCAGCTTTGCGCTGGGCCTCCATCAGAAGTTGGTTAAGGACGGTGTTCCGCCCTCAACCGACGAATACTTCGAGCGAATTGACGCTCGCATGCGTGAGGTGTTTCCCGACAAATTCGAGGATTCAGCTCCCAAAAAGGAAAAGCGGCGACCCTCTACCGTTGTCGCCTCCGCCGGAAGAACTCCGAAGGGGAAGAAGGTAGTGCTAACACAGTCACAAGTAGCGATGGCTAGAAAACTCGGCATTACGCCGGAAGCCTATGCTCGCGAAGTGATGAAACTGGAGAATAGTAATGGCTGATGAAATTCGTAACCGTGAACCTCGTCCGGTTTCTCGCTCGCAAGAAACTCGTGAAACGACTGCGCGTAAGAAGCAGTGGGCACCTGCATCCCTGTTGCCTGAACCGACGCCGCAAGAAGGCGTATCGTTCCGTTGGATTCGTAAATCTATGCTTGGCGTAGGTGATCCGACGAACTTTTCGCGTAAAGTGCGTGAGGGCTGGGAAACCTGCCGTCTCGAGGACCATCCTGAGTTGGAGCTTCACGTTGATAGTGATGCTGCATCATCTGGCCTCGTAGAGATTGGTGGCCTTATCCTCTGCAAGATGCCTACCGAGTTTGTAGAACAGCGTAACGCCTACTACAACAAGACGAGCAAAGCTCAGATTGACTCGGTGGACAACAACTTTATGCGTGAGAATGACCCGCGTATGCCGCTTTATAACGAGCGTAAGACGCAGGTTAGTTTTGGACGTGGTTCTTAGAACCTTCGTTTTTTCCTTTTAGGAGTTTAATCTCATGGCATATCCGACTGTTTCAGCACCATATGGCCTCGTGCCGGTGCGTATGGTTGACGGTAGCCCGTACAACGGTGCTGTCCGTGCGTATAAGATTAACTCGGGTAGCACCGATGTAATCTTTAATGGTGACGTTGTTGACCTTGGCGTAGATGGTTACATCGACCGCGAAGCTCTTGACGACGATATGGACTACGTAGGCGTTTTTGTAGGTTGTTCCTACACTGACCCGACCTATGGTCTGACTTTCCGTAACTACTACCCGGGCAGCATTACTGCTTCTGACATCACTGCATACGTAGTGGATTCAGCAAACGTACTGTTCAAGGTAGCCGTTGTCGATAACTCTGGCGCTATGAGCTATGTAACTCAGGCGTCGCTTCAGGCGAATATCGGCGGTCAGGAAGGTGCTTCTGCTAATGGTTCTACCGCTACCGGTCGTTCAAATTGTGGTGTTGACAGCTCAACTGATGCTGCAACCGCTACTTTGCCGTTCCGTATCGTAGATTTCGTTGAAGAAACCAAGACTGCTAACGGCTATACCGAAGTTCTGGTCAAGTTCAATGATAATCATTGGCCGTCCAGCACTACCGGCATTGCATTGTCTTAATTAGGAGTAATTTCACATGGCAATTTCACGCGCACAAATGGTGAAGGAGCTCCTGCCGGGCCTGAACGCATTGTTCGGTATGGAGTATGGTCGCTACGGCGAAGAGCATAAGGAAATTTTCGAGACCGAATCTTCCGATCGCTCATTTGAAGAAGAAGTGAAGCTGAGCGGCTTCTCTGCTGCACCGGTTAAGTCTGAAGGCTCTGCCATTCAGTACGACGCTGCACAGGAAGCGTTCACTGCACGTTACAACCACGAAACCATCGCTTTGGGCTTCAGCATCACTGAAGAAGCGGTAGAAGACAATCTGTATGACAGCCTGTCCTCTCGCTACACCAAGGCTCTGGCTCGTGCTATGGCGTACACCAAGCAGATCAAGGCTGCCAGCGTTCTGAACAACGCTTTCGCCTCTTCTGGTTACACTGGCGGCGACGGTCAGACTCTGTGCTCATCCGCTCACCCGCTGGTTTCTGGTGGCACCAACGCCAACGAACCGTCAACCCCTGCTGACCTGAACGAAACCTCCCTTGAGGCGGCTGTAATTCAGATCGGTGGTTGGACTGACGAGCGTGGTCTGTTGATCGCGGCTAAGCCGAAGAAGTTGATTATTCCTCGTGACCTGATGTTCGTGGCTACCCGTCTGTTGAAGACTGAAGGCCGTGTCGGCACCGCTGACAACGACGTCAACGCGATCATGACCAACGGTGCGATTCCGGGCGGTTACGCAGTGAATAACTTCCTGACCGACAGCGATGCGTGGTTCCTGACCACTGACATCCCGAACGGCTTGAAGCACTTCGTTCGTACCTCTCTGACCACAAAAATGGAGGGGGACTTCGACACCGGGAACGTCCGTTATAAGGCTCGCGAAAGATATTCTTTTGGGTGGAGCGACCCACTGGGTATCTTTGGTTCGCCGGGTGCGTAAGTAAAATCAAGCATTTAGCTTGATGGAAGCCCCTCTTCGGAGGGGCTTTTTTATTGCCTTGACAAAATTGAGCGCAGCGTCATAATTACCCGTGTCAAAACACAGGAGGTTAATATGTCGTTACCAGAGACGCGAGAAGAAGCCCGACAGATTGGTTCTGAGTTCTATTTCACGGGCAAACCCTGTAAGCACGGCCACTTGGCGCCCCGCATAACGAAGCGGGGTCAGTGCGTAGAGTGCCGTAAGGTGGAATGGCAAGTCGAAAATGAGCGGCGCAAGACCCTGCCAAAGTCAGAAGCGGCTAAAGCCGCAGGGAAACGGTACTACGAAAAAAGTCGCGACTTAGTAATCGCCCGAGCTCAGCTGCGTCCGACTGAAGACAAGCAGGCTTATCGAAGAAAGTGGAAGGCTAAAAACCCAGAACGAAACCAAGCAAATAACAATGCTTGGCGGAGACGGCAGAAAAATGCTACTCCAAAATGGTTGACCAAGGAGCAGCGCAAAATCATTAACCAGACGTACCTGTATGCTAAGCACATGACGGAGCTGACTGGGGTCAAATACGTGGTCGACCACGTCATACCTTTGCGCGGGGAAAACGTCTGCGGCTTGCATGTTCCTGAGAATTTGAAACTGCTCACCCATGAGGCAAATTGTAAGAAATCCAACAAGCACTGAGCCCCCCACAAACCTGCTTGACCTCACTTTAACTCCCGCGTATAAAGCACTTAGGTCTGGGACTTCCAGCCATATCGACCGACCCAGCGGACTTTGCAGAGACGATATGGTGAGTGCTGCAACACGGAGATAATCTCATGGCGAGCACAACTTTTTCTGGTCCAGTTAAGGCTGGCACTATTCGTGAAGGCGCATCAGCTAACGTAGGTAGCGTTGTAATGGCTCAATCAGCCATCGTTACCATGACTGGCGCAGACGCTCAAACCACTACTATCGCTACTGTTCCAGCTAATTCTCAGATTATTTCTGTAGTTTTATCCTGCACTACAGCTAACGATGACACTACAGCCTCTACTGTTTCTATCGGTACTTCTGCTGACGCGGACGCTTTCTTGGCGGCTACTTCAGTGCAAGCGACTGGCACTACTTTCAGCGGCGTAATGACCTCAGTATCTGCCGATGTAGGCATTTCTGACGTAGACGTAATTGCTACATTCTCAGCTACTGACGAAGATGGCACCGCAGGCGTTGGTCAAGCTACCGTTATGTACATTCAAGGCAACAACCTGTCTTAATAGGAGCCGAACATGAGTATTAACTCTGACGGCAAGGCTACAACCCTCACCACGACTGGTGGTGCGGTGTTTGGCGGTCCGGCACGGGTTGTGGGCATTCATTTTGTGTCCAGTGCGACTGCTGGCAGCATCACCATTAAGGATGGTGGCGCTAGTGGTTCCACGGTAGCTACGTTTGCTACGCCCGCTGCCGTTAGTACCGGGTACATTGACCTTGCTGCATGCCCCCTTCGTTGTGAAACCAGTGCGTACGCTGCACTGGCTGACGTGACTTCTGTCACGGTTATCTACTCGTAAGGAGCTGATATGCCGACTCCAACTACCGCAGAGGTACTCAAGCAGTACCGTGATGAGCTGGCAAATATGGAAGCCGCTGGGAAGAACAACACTTCCCGCTACAGCGACTACCAGCAGCGCATTAACGAACTGGAACTTGAACAGTACCAAGAAAACAAGGCCCGCGACGCGGCTGCTAAACAAGGCAAAAAGGCAGGTGGCAAAGTGATGAGATCCGACATGGAAAAGCAGACTAAGTACCGCAAGGGCGGCATGTGTAAGTCCAAGAAGGGCTACGCTAAGGGCGGTATGGCTCGTGGCTGTGGCGCTGCGGTTCGTGGCACCCGTAAGGCGAAGATTCGTTAAGGAGCATTTATGGGCTTGAAACTTGGTGACATTTCTCCAGCAGCCGCCATGATGGGCGAAGACGGTTTTATCCGCGACGCAGCTGGCAAAGGCGCTCTTGGTCTGGTGCCTGCAATGATGGCTCGCAAAGACCGTAAAAAAGAGAAAGCTGTAGCCGCTGCTAGTGAAGCTAAAGGCACTTCTACAATGAAGAAGGGCGGCAAAGTCCGTGGCTCTGGCTGCTGCAAACGCACCAAAAAGTGCAAGATGTATTAAGACATGGCTACCAGCGGAAGTCAGAACTTTGCCTTAGACGTCGCCGACCTGATTGAAGAGGCGTACGAGCTTATCGGCCTAGAGATGCGCACCGGCTACGATGCGCGTAAGGCTCGCCGCAGCCTGAATGTTATGTTCCAAGACTGGACGAACCGTGGGGTAAACCTGTGGAAAGTCGCTCAGGTCAACCAGACCATGACATCAGGCACCGCTAGTTATGCTATGAATGCGTACGACTTGGATGTACTGGAGGCTGTAGTTCGCCGTAACGGTATTGACTACACGCTTGACCGCATCACTCGCGAGGACTACCTGAACCTCCCGAACAAGTCCCAAACTGGTCGGCCAACGCAGCTTTATGTCGAGCGCACGACGATCCCGCAGTTCTACGTCTGGCCGACCCCCGACAACAGTACAGATATTGTCATCACTCAGCGCATTCAGCGTATTGAGGATGCCGACACTCTGACGAACGACCTTGATGTTCCGAGCCGGTTTATCCCGTGCATGGTGTCAGGGCTGGCGTACTATTTGGCCCTAAAAATGGCTCCAGATCGTGCGCAAATGGCTAAGCAGATTTACGAAGAAGACTTCGCTCGCGCTGCGAACGAGGACACTGAGCGTGGCTCACTACGGATTCGCCCTGATTATCGGGCGTATGGGTTCTGACGATGGCCTTCGCGTCCGGTAAGTACGCTTTAGCGATCTGCGACCGGTGCGGGTTTCAAGTTAAGTACACCGCTATGCGGGAAGAATGGAATGGCTCACGCGTCTGCCCTGAATGTTTTGAGACTAAGCATCCTCAGCTTGAGCCTCCTTTCGCTCGCGCTGACGCTGAGGCTCTACGCGACGCTCGTCCAGATGTGGCAGAAACTGCGCCGGATCTGACGGACTACAACGATTTTGTGGATAACTTACCCTAATGGCCGGTTACACTCTAGCAACGCTGAAGCAAGCAATTCAGGACTACACGGATAACGACGAGACTGTCTTCGTTAGCCAACTGGATAGCTTCATCGAGGCGGCAGAAGAGCGCGTCCTAAAGGAAGCCCCGCTTGAGGTGTTCCGCAAGAATGCGTCCGCTTCTTTTACCAGCGGCAATAAATACCTGTCGAAGCCGTCTGATTGGCTGTTCAACTTCTCCTTGAGCTTTGTTGACGGCAGCGGGGACAAGCAGTTTTTGTTGAACAAAGATGTCAACTTTATTCAGGAGTTTTGGCCGGATGCTACAGACACTGGTGAGCCGCGCTACTACGCGGATTTCGATCTACAAAATTTCATTGTGGGTCCGACTCCAAATGCTGCGTACGACGTGGAACTCCATTATTTCTATCGTCCGCCTTCGCTCACTTCTACGTCGGGATCGACGCAGACATGGCTCAGTGAAAACGCAGGTCCAGCCCTCCTATATGGTTCCTTGGTGGAAGCGTACACGTTTATGAAGGGCGAGCCGGACATGATTTCTAACTATGAGCAGTTTTTCCAGCGCGCACTGAGCCGCATCAACGCCTTTGCGCAGGCCGCAGAGGGGCTGGACTTCTACCGTAGGAGCAAGGACTGATGTTTGGCGTAGAAGTCAAAGTTGATATGCCCTTCGATGTGAAGGTGCAGACTACGAATAACCGGGGTTTTACCCCAGAAGAGCTTGCTGAGCAGGCTCTGGAAAAAATTGTGTCGGTGTCTGATAACGCCGACCCGATGGTGCGTGAGCAGGCTCACGCGTTTAGAGAACGCATCCGTGCGGTTCTGGTTCATTATTTGAAGCAGGCTGCCCGGAGCGATAGGACCACGGTCTGTGCAGCTTTAGACGCGGCGGGCCAGAAAAGCCTTTCTGAAATGATTAGGAGACTCTGATGGCAAT